TTGCTCCGGTCGAGAAAGAGGTCATCGAGCTTTTCGAATCAAAAATCACGAGAAACATCTCGATGCAAAAATAAACTGAAAGGAAATAAACAACATGGCTAAGAAAGTACAGTTCGGTATTAAAGATGTCACGGTTTGGCCTGTTACTGAAGGCGTAGATCCTTCCACACAGGAGCCCACGATCGAGTTCGGAACGAAGATCGCTATTCCCGGAACGACCAAGCTGACTCTGGACTCCGACGCTTCCGAAGCTTCCACATTTTATGCCGATGATATAGCTTACTATATTACCCCCGGCAAGAATAACGGAAGAACAGGATCTCTTGAAAATGCCTTCATTCCCGAGGAAGTCCTGACTTCTCTCATGGACTTCATCAAGGACAGCAACGGAAACCTGGTTGAGCTCGTAAACAGCACAGCCAAGTATTTCGCTATGGCATTCTCCAAGGAGACAAACGACGGAGATATCAGATTCGTTTATTACAAGTGTGCTTTCGGAAAGATCCCTGTTTCCGGTGACACAACAACGGATCAGGTAACTCCCGAAGTCACAGCAGTCGACCTGAAGGTCGTTCCTCCCACTAAGCAGTTCACGCTCGGCGGAGTTAAGCAGCCCGTCCTTGGTCTTAGGACAGGAGCTGAGACGACAGCTGAGTCTTATAATGCTTGGTTCACAACTCCTCAGCTTCCTGCCTGATAGCGAAGGCTGATGAGATCAGAAGATCGATTCACTCCCGGCAGAAAATCTCTGTCGGGAGTTTTTTTCTAAGGAGCTACAAAATGAGAAAAATAATCACTATCAACGAGAAAAACTATGAGATGAAAGCCAATCTCGGCACAGCGGTCCTCTATAGGAAACTGACAGGAAGAGACTGGCTTCAGGATCTCACCAAGATAAGAAATAAAGAAACAGGCATAAACGCTCTGGATATCATCATCGAGATGGCTTACTGCATGAACGTTCAGGCAAAGGGACTGGATCTCGATGAGATGGAAAAACTGCTCACACAGAAGGCTTTATTCCAGTGGAAGGATGAGGAGGACTTTTCAATTTCTTCTTTCAATAAGGAAGTCATGAGAGAGGTCATCTCCCTGTGGAATAACCAGGAGCGATCCAATATTGAAATAAAAAACCAGTAAAGCCAACCGTCAGACCTCCGTCATCGGCACAGTTAGTCCTCCGAGCGATCACGCTTGGTCTATCTTACCGAGACCTTTTTGACCTGGAGGTTGGCGAACTCACAGATCTTCTCGCAGAGAAGAGAAACGATTCTTATGACTGGCCCATTGATGGAACAGCAGAGGATCTAATCAGATTACTATAACGGAGGTGCCCTGATGGCAAGTGCAGGAGCAATAAAGGGAATCACGATCAAGATCGAGGGTGATACCAGCGGACTTGCGAAGTCGCTGACCTCGATTAATTCCGACATAAAGAAGACTCAGTCTGCTTTGAAGGATGTTGAAAAAGCTCTCAAGCTCGATCCCGGGAATGTGGAGCTCCTTGCACAGAAACAGGCCCTTCTTGAAAAGCAGATTGAACAGACATCACAGAAACTGGAGCTTGAAGCTAAAGCCGCAGAGGATGCCAAGGAAGCTCTTGAGATGGGAGCAATCTCCCAGGAAGAGTATGCAACTCTTCAGGCTGAAGTGGCAAGCACGGCGGCCGCTCTTGAGGACCTTCAGTCAGCAGCTGAGGAAGGAGCTGATGGAATGTCGGAGGCTGGCGAGAATGCCAGCGAGGCAGGAGCTGAGGCGGAAGAATCATCAGCATCCTTTGAAGCTTGGGGTGAAGCTGTAGTCGTTGCTGCAGAAGCGGCAGCGGCGGCAGTTGCGGCAGTTGCGGCGGCAATAGGTGCGGCGGCAGGAGCTATGGTCAACATGACACTGGAGACCGCTTCCACTGCTGACGAACTCTTGACAATGAGCTCTGTCACAGGCATCGCAGTCGAGACTCTTCAGGAGATGAACTACGCCTCCGATCTTTTGGATGTATCAACCGATACAATGACCGGAGCGATGACGAAACTCGTCAGAAATATGAGTTCCGCCTCCGAAGGTTCTGAATCAATGAGTGAGGCTTTCGCATCTCTTGGAATATCCGTCACGGATTCCGCCGGAGAGCTCCGAGATTCCGAGGATGTTTTCTGGGAGGCAATCGATGCCCTGGGAAATATCCAGAACGAGACGGAACGAGATGCGGCTGCCATGGAGATCTTCGGAAAGAGTGCCAGGGAGCTTAATCCTCTCATCGAGGCAGGCTCCGGAGCATTCGAGGAGCTGGCTGCGGAAGCTCACGAGGTCGGCTATGTCATGAGTGACGATATGGTCGAGAGTTTTGGCGATCTCGATGATAACATGGTCCGCCTTAACAACGGAGCACAGGCCGCAAAGCAGGCTTTGGGAACAGTACTGCTCCCGGTCCTTACTCAGTTATCAGGAGAGGGCGTTGACCTGCTCTCGGAATTCACCAACGCAGTCCTCGAGACAAACGGAGATATTGACCAGCTCGGAGGCGTAATCGACCAGATGCTTCCACAGGTCATTGAACTTATTAACGAATATCTGCCGATGATAATTGAAATCGGAGGCTCTATCATCGAGGTTCTGGCTCAGGCAATCATCGACAATCTTGATATCATCCTGGCAGAAGCAATCGAGATCGTACTAACAATCACTCAGGGCATCATTGACGCTCTTCCGGAACTCCTTCCGGCGATAATCGGAGTTATAGAACAGATCGTCACGTTCTTGATTGAGAACCTGCCGACACTCTTCCAGAGTGCCATCGATATCGTCATCACGATAGCGAATGCTATTGCTGAGAATCTTGATGAGCTCATCCCTGCAGTCGTTGACTGTATTCTTCAGATAGCGGAGACACTTACATCTCCTGATAACCTCGAGAATTTAATCATGGCGGCTCTTGATATCATGATCGCTCTGGCCGAGGGACTTGTTGCGGCAATCCCTGAAGTGGTTGACGAGATCCCTGAGATCATTGCCAACATCATTGAAGCCTTCGCAGATCTCGGACCTCAGCTGATGGATAACGCTGCCGAATGGGGAGCAGATATGATCGAGGGATTGATTGATGGTATTAACTCCATGGCTTCATCCCTTGCAAGTACTGTTTCGGATGTTGCCCAGGGAATTGATGACTTCCTTGGATTCTCCGTTCCTGAGAAGGGACCGCTCTCTCATGCTGATGAATGGGGACCTGATATGATCGACCTCATTACTGACGGAATGGAAAGCGAGCTTCCCACTCTTCAAAGAGGACTTTATCAGACCTCCGAGGTCATTTATGACGGAATGGTTGGAGCTGATTACTCCGGAGCACTCGCAGGGATATCCTCACAGCTCGCAGGTATGGGCGGTAAGGGAACCGAAGTCATCAATGTATATCTCGGTACCAATAAGCTTGGCTCGGTCGTTATGGGGGCACTGAACGCAGAGAACGCACGCACAGGAGGAACGGCTTGATGTTAGGTAAGTATTTAAGGATCAATTCGGTTCAGATGCCGAATCCCAATCCTGGGACATGGCAGCAGGGACTTAATCCCATTGAACACGAATATTTCACGGAGAACGGCACGAGAAAGACCATTCCGACAAGGCTTGACCGAATGAGTTGGTCAGGCGATTTCAACTGCACCAGCATGATGAAAAACACTCTTGAAGGCTATTGTAAAACCGCAAGAGTGACTTGTCTCATAAATGGAGACAGCTTCGACGGGACTTTGAGACTTTCAAGCCCATCAAAGCTTGTTGAAAATACGGAACTGGTCGAAGGAACAGATGGTCTTTGGGTCGTTTCTTTGGTTTTTGAGTCTTTTTAAAGGAGAAGTCGAATGTATTCAGTCAGCCAGGCATTTCTTAACGAGCTGAAACAGAATTCACGAATCGAGCATCTCCGGGGGACAGTTGGGAATATCGCTTTCACGGATGAGAATATCATCTCGGCCAATTATACGAACAGGTGCTCCGACACCAAAGAGGTCAGCTTCGGTCTGGCTTATGTCGGACAGCTTCAGATCACATTGGTCGATGTGAATATCCCTCGAGGCTCATGGAAGAGGTTATCAATCTCCCTCGAGTATGGTTTGGAAGTTGGTCAGACCATAGAATGGATTCCAGTCGGAGTGTTCGATGTTGATTCGGCTCTGTGGACGGATCAGGGAATAAATATCACAGCCAACGACCGAATGACGAGGTTTGATAAGCAGTTCTCGGTCAATGAGGTCTCTGGGTCGGTTTATTCCTTCCTGAACTGGGCATGTCTCCAGTGTAATGTTACCCTCGGAATGACTCAGGCAGACTGTGAAGCTCTTCCGAACGGATCGGAATATCTGGGACTTTATCCGGAGTCAGATATCAAAACATTCCGTGATTTTATCGGATGGATCGCTCAGGTGGTCGGAGGCTTCGCCACGATTAACAGAAGCGGAGCTCTTGTGGTCCGTTCCTGGGCAGATTCAACAGTCGTTGATACATTCACAGCTGCAGACAGGATCGTGGGTTCTGTCTTCTCGGATTTTGAGACCGATTACAACGGAATATCCATCAATGATATAGAAGAGAACACCACTTCCTATTACAAAGAAGGCGAAGGAGTTACGATCAGTCTTGGATCTAACCCTTTACTTCAGTATGGAACGGACGAGACCAAGAACAGACAAAGGGTGAGGTTGATGAATATAGCTCGAGAAATCGAGTTCACGCCATTCTCCTGTTCTCTCTTGAGCAATCCTGTTTATGATCTCGGAGATGCGATCATAATGACGGGAGGCGTGGCAGGAGACAACGGTCTCAACTGCTGCATAATGTCAATCAACTGGACTCCGAAAGCTCTCACAGAGTTCCAGGGCTATGGTTCAGACCCTTCGCTCTCGAATGCGAAGAGCACAACAGACAAAAAGCTCGATGGAAAGACCGGAGGGGGAACGAACCCGAAGGATAAGATCACTCTTGTGACTTATACGAATACCGAAGCGGAGACGATCGGAGACGAGTGGGAAACGATAGCTCACTTGAGAATCGGAGTCATGGAGTCCCAGACGATCAAGCTCAACGGAGTCGTTAAGTTGAACCTGACGAGTGCAGGAACTGTTTATCTCAGATATGTTCTGAACGGCACTCCGCTCCTGTTCACTCATGTCTGCCAGTTCCCGATTGGGGAGGACACGATCACGTTATTCCTTCCGATACCCATCTCGAACGAGTTCGTGAACGATATAAAGATCGATATCATGAGCGGAGACGGTGCCGGCACGATAGATGTCGGAGATGTCAACATCGCTCTGCAGGGCACAGGTGTTACGACAGGCAACTGGGATGGATATATCGAGATCAAGGAAACTTACTCATTCCCATTCCACGCAGGTCTTGGTTTCTCCTATACAGAGACAGAGAACACAGGAATCAGTCTCAGCTCATCCATTGACGAGCTGGAGGCTTCGGATTCCTATTCATTCCCATTCCAGGCAGGAATCGGATTCTCTTATAGCGAGACGAATAACACAAGGATCACCACAGAGGTTCAGGTGCTCAAGCTGACCACCGAAGACGGTCTGAATAATCTGACCACTGAAGATGGTCTTAATAATATTATTACGGAGGGATAAAAGAATGGCAGAAGGCGATATTGCATTGAGCGGACTTGACGCTGTTCAGGTTCTTGGATCTTCACTACTATATGTAGCGATTATAAACCCAGACGACCCGAATGATTATTTGTCGGGCAAGATAACGGCAGAGGAGCTGTCAAACTTGGTTGCAAACAGCATCCAGTATGCAGCTCTTAATACAACTGCGAAGACGATCCTTGGTGCGATCAATGAGCTCCTGGCAGGAGGCGGAGGAGGAGGCTCTTCCGTTTCCTGGAACCAGATCGTTCAGTCCGGCACGAAGATCGCAGAGATCACCATAAACGGAACCACGATCAATGTGTATGCTCCAACCAGTGGCGGTGGTTATACCGAAGTCACAGGTGTTCTGACAGCTGGCCAGACGACCTGCACACTTCAGGATGCTTCTATCACTTCCAGCTCTACGATAGATGTTTACACAGATGTCTTCGGAGTGAATCCGACAGCGGTCAGTGTGACGACAGGATCTGTCGTTTTAACTTTTGAGGCTCAGGCTTCGAATATAGGTGTGAAAGTGAGGGTGAGCTAATGGCTTGGTATAGATGCATGGGAGGTTCAGGCGGAGGAACATCAGGAACAGCATCAGGAGAGATTGCGACCTTTTCTATTCCGAATGCTATCAAATCTGTTATTGCGGATATAACAGCAGTACAAGGGGGAAGCGGTACGCCTTCTCCGAGTAATGTTAGACCGATAAGCGGATTTAGTTCTGTCAATGTTACAAGGACAGGAAAGAATTTAATAGGAACACTTGCAAAAACAGGAGTTACGATTAACACATCAGGTGAAGAAGTAAGTAATGCTAATTTTGATTGTTCCGATTATCTGTATTTTAAGGCAGGTACATATTCGGTATCGTGCGAAGATTATATTGATAGTACAA